GAATGCAGAATTAGCATTTAACGAAGCAGACAATGTTTTGTACTACGGTACAGGCACTGGTGGCGCTGGTGGCAGTGCAACATCCGTTATTGCAATCGGTGGTTATGGAGCATACACAACTCTAGGAACAAGCCAAACAATTACTGGGAATAAAACTTTCTCTGGTACTGTAATTGTTCCTACACCTTCAGCCAATACACACGCTGCTACAAAAGCATATGTTGACAGTTCACTCCCAACTCTGTCTGGTACTGAAAACCAAATTGTTTATAACGCTGGAACAATTTCTTTGGCAGCAAATATCACAACACCAGGTAACTTGACTGTTACTGGAGACTTGACTGTTCAAGGCAATACAACAACTCTTAACACAGCAACACTCGTTGTTGAGGATAAGAACATTGTTCTTGCCAATGTTGCGACACCAACAGATACAACTGCCGATGGCGCTGGTATCACAATTCTTGGTGCAACAGACAAGACATTGAACTGGGTTGATGCAACAGATGCATGGACATCTTCTGAGCATTTTAATATTGTCGCTGGCAAGTCATTTTATATTGGCGGATCGGCAGTGCTTTCAAATACAACTTTGGCTTCAAGCGTTATTACCTCAAGTCTTACATCTGTAGGAACAATTGGTACTGGTGTATGGCAAGGTACTGCTATTGGTATCGCTTATGGCGGTACTGGTTCTACAACTGCTGATGGTGCAAGAACTGCATTGGGTCTTGCGATTGGATCTAATGTTCAAGCCTTCAGCTCGCAACTCACAGCGCTTGCTGCGAACACTGCTACTATTGACGGTGGTACTTTCTAATTAAGGGGTTTTAATGCCTAATGTAATTAAAATTAAAAATTCAGGTACAGCAAATAGTGCTCCCACCTCGCTTGAGGTAGGAGAGCTTGCTATTAACTATGCCGATGGTCTTTTATTTTATAAAGACTCAAGTAACACTATCGTTTCTTTTGACATTAGCGGAACTTTTAGTACAACCCAGCTAGGTGAAGATTTAAATGACTTTGAAGTGTCACTAGCAATGCAGACTTTTTAAAGGCTGAAAAACAGTAATACTGTTATAATTGAATTATGGAAGATGTAAAGATTGATACAAGCAAGACACTGACTTTGACGCTTCCTTCTGACCCTACATCGAACGCAGTGTCTGTTAGCCTGTATCATGAGTTTGGGAATTTAGTAACCGGCCCAACCGCAGCAACAAGAGCGTCTGCTGGAGTTTACACAATAACATATGGACAGCAAGCTTCTGGACACTATGTCTTTAATTCAGCAGGTAGGCATCGTGCTGATTTTACATATACTGTATCTGGCACTTCTTATACGAAATCTCAATATATAAATGTCTACACCCCTTACATCACGGCTGACACCTTCTTTGAGGATCATCCCGAACTGGAAGATGACTGGTATGACAAGTTTGATAAAATGGAGAAGAAAGTAAGAAACATTATCAATACATTTTGTGGTCAAAGTTTTGAAAGGTATCTTGATAAATCTTTTGTCATTTCAGGAACTAACAAGAAGACTTTACATCTTCCTTACCCAGTTGTTACTTTAACAAAAGTAACCATGAATGTCGGTGAGGACGATGAAGCAATACTATTTGATTCCTCAGACCCTTCGTATACCAGTATTCAAAAATCAAAGGAGCCGCACAATTTCGGTAGTTCTTATTATATTGAATACAGAAGGTCAACTCTTGATAGCGTTCAAACAATTATTACAACGGCTAAATTTAGATCAGATGACTTCTTCACAATTGAAGGAGATTTTGGTTGGCAGTTTGTGCCAAACAATATTGAGCAAGCAGCAGACCTTTTGTTGGAAGATATGATGAATGACGACTCTGAGTTTAGAAGGCATGGTATTTCTAGAGTTGACATGGACACCATTGAATACGAAATGAGAAGAGATTCATCATTTTATGAATCAACTGGGAATATTGATGCTGATGTTCTACTCATGGATTACACATTGTTTATTATGGACTATGTTGTCTAATCATGTCACGAGGAACATATCTACCACTATCGCATAGTATTGATGTATACACACGCACCACTTCTGTAAATGATGCTGGTCAAAAAACAATGTCATACACCAAGGCTGGAACTATAAAAGCTTTTTTTCAATCGATGTCCTCAGAAAGAAGAACTTACCCATATATAGACAATGTTGATGAAATTGAGTTTTACATTTCTCACAAAGATCAATCTTATGCTATTTACAATAACAGAATCCAAAATGTTGTTGATAGGTTTGGAAATGTTATAGAAGCTGGTCCAGTTGAAATCATTAATATTCATAAACAAACTGGCCTTAATGGAAAGGTTAGACAAGTTCTTTTGACTTGCAGGAAGGTTGTTGAGAATGCTTAATATCAGAATTAACAAAACAGCTTCGCTTCAATTGGAAACTGCCGCTATATTTTATTCAATTCTACCAGTGAGAGTTCAGTATGCTCAGGCTGCAGGAATGGCGGGTGCAAAAAGAAGTATCAAACAGGCAGTACTTCCAGTTGGTAAGGCTGCCAAGTATTTACAGTATGAAATTATACCGTATGGTCCAACTGGAATGGTTTTGAAAATCACACCATATCCAAAAGAGTATGTGAGAAAAGATGGTGGGAATATACAGATCGCTTCGGCAATTCTCCTTACCGGAAAGAAGGGTGGTGGTTTTATTGTACCAAAGAAGGGTCTGGCAATGAAAACAAGATCAGCTTCTGTCAGCGCCGGGTATAAAGAGTTTTATCAAACTGTAAGAAAAGTTGCTATCACATCCAAAAGAAAGCAAATACAGGAGATAGCAAGACAGGTTCTTTTGCAAGAATTAAAAATTTCTTTTGCGAAGCAGGGTTTTGGTATCCGTGGTGGCGCACCTACTGGTGCTAGAGATGTGGTAAGGTAGATTATGCCAATTAGTGTATATGATGTTAATACATTCTTAAAAGCCGATGCTACTTTGGCAAATATTGCAGGAAAAGTGATGAACTTCTTTCCTGTTGTTGGCTACGGCACAGAAGCACCACCGTTTGTGATTTACTTCTACAGCCCTTATATTCCCTCAGTGGAGTCTTACTGGAATCGTTATGATGGAATCAGATATTCTGTTTATGATAGTGATGTGGATAGAATGTTTAAAATTGGGGAGAGAATGATTAAACTCCTTGGTGAAGGCGATCAAATCCAAGGTGATGTTCCAAGCTCTAATGTGCGTATCCTGTCTTCCCAACTGGTCAGTACTTCGGTAAGTGAGCCTATTGAAAAAGAAGGCTGGTATCAGATGGACCTTGATTTCTCGCTGTTTTCAGTTAGCCTCTGATATATTTGTGGTATCATAAATACATATGAAGTATACTGTAATTACATACATCGGTAAGACCCCAGGGTTTGCCGTGAAATTAGGAAAAGATCTTTATGATTTTGAGTGGCAAAAAGGCGTAGGAATAGGCCGCCGCTCCGATGAAATAAAACTAGACCACGCCATGAAGATTTCTAAATGGCGTGATCGCAGGGGCAAGAAAATATTTGTCCTTGAATAATAGGAGGAAAATAAAATGGCAGTAACAACTTCCAATATCGTGGTTGGTGAAGCAACAGTGAAAACTGGTGTTTCCAACATTACGATGACAAACTCAGATTTTGATAGCTTGACAGATGTCGGTGCGACCCAAGGTGGTCTTGAAATTTCGTGGGAGCCAGACATGGTTGACATTGAAATCGACCAGTACGGTGATGCCGCAAAAGTCATTCAGTCAAAGGTGAAAGTAATGGTTAAGACAACCCTTGCAGAAGGAACTCTTAACAACCTTGCAACAGCATGGAGCTATGACAATACTGACGGTGGAGCAGACATTAAAGCAAACCTCGCCGGCTCAGGCGCAAACACAAAAACTTTCTTGTTTGGTTCACAAAGTGTGTATCCATTCGAGTACGCGCTGCAGGTCACGGGCAATGCCCCTGGCTCAACAGCTTCGGTTACAAAGACACGCAAGTTTAACACTAAGCGAGCAGTCTCTATGACCACTTCGATGATCTCGATGAAGAGAGCTGAAGCAACTGTGTTTGAAGTATCGTTCCGTATCCTTCCAGTAACTGAGGATACAGGCTACGAATACGGCAAGATTATTGATCAGCAATAATTAACACCAAAAATTTGTACTAACGGAAAACTCTCAGGCAACAGTATGATATACTGAAGTCTGGGAGTTTTTCTATAATCCCTAAGACTATTTATAAGGAGTATTATAAAAATGACAACAAATGCAGATCTGTTCAAGGGAACTGAAATTACTTTTTCTGATGGAAAAACGAGAATTGTTAAGCCTTTGACAATCAAGCACCTTCGTGAGTTTATGAAGGTTGCTAACGAAATGAAGACGGACAGCGATGCTGGAATGACTGACGAGGACATTGATAAGATGATTATGGCAGCATCAATTGCACTTCGTAAGTGTGACCCAGAATTGGCAGCAGACCGTGATGCTCTTGAAGATGTTCTTGATTTGAGAACCTTTGGTGAAGTCATGGCAGCCGCTATGGGGTCTGATCCAAACCCAAACCTCTAGGCGGGGACTCTGGTGGTGACGAACCACTATCTTGGAATGAAATCCCCCTTCTAAAATATGAATCGGAAATATTTGTTCAAACCGGGGCATGGAAAAGCATTGAGGAATTAGAAGAATCGTTGATTCTTCATGAAATGTTTTTATTGTACCGTGCTTGCTCTAATGAGTTTAGTAAGAATATAAAAGCCGCTGCCCTTGCTCAAGGAGCAGATGTTGACTTTGAAGATGACTGGTATGACAATCAGGAGCGCACTCCTGCTGACCCTATGCGTCCATTTGAGGTTATGAACTTTGGTATTCCATTGGGTTATGCACAAGAATGATTATTGCTAATTACGCAATAAAATGGGATAATTTACATTGGTACAAATATGTCTGATGTTGATCTCATAATTAGTGTACATACAACAGGCGCTAAGGATATTGCCAATCTTAGCGCCTCTGTTCGCAACCTTGCTTTAGGAATTAAGGGTGTAACTGTGCCTATGCGGGCACTGGATACACATACCCGGGCTGTTAATAAAGCTCTTGGTATCACTAATCGTGGTGTTGCCCAACATGCTAATAGTTTAAAAGAATTAAAGAAAAATCAGGCGGCTCTTTCTGAAGAGTCAAAGAGACTCCGTTCCAATATCCAGAGCTATAATTCTGCAATATTAAAAGCTGGTGGTCCTACCACAAAACTTGGTCAGGAGCTGTCAAAGGCTCAGAATGATCTTAAATCTTTTTCAAACACCTTTCGTGGTCTTAGGATTAGATCTTTTGGATCTGACTTAAGCAACATTTCTTTGAAATTGCAAAAGATGGGTAAGGATTTCCAATTTGTTGGTCGAAGCTTAATGATCAACTTGACTGCTCCGATTACATTGTTCGGAAGATT